CGAAGGGCACGGCTGGGGAACGGCGAAGCCCTGCGGCGCACAGCAATGGACGGGACGCGGCCCTGCGGGGCCGCTCCCACGCGGGAGGAGAGAGATGGGCTTCTGGGAGGAAGTGCAGGGCGAGCAGCCGCCGAGGACGTGCGGCAACTGCCTGAAATGCGACACGTACCGAGAGGAGCGCGGCGTGACCTACGACCCGTTCTGTGAGGTCAAGGGACACGACAAGGAGATGTGGGAGCGCCTGGTCGAGCGGTACGGTATGTGCCGCATGGAGGGGTACGACCACTACCCCGTGTTCCTGGACGAGCCGATTTACTCGGCGCTCTGCGGCGGCGATGGCTACGAGAGGAGATACGCATGAGCCACACGGCATGCTTCGTGTTTGGAGCGCTTCTGGGCGGCACGCTCGGCGTGCTCGCCATGGCGATCGTGGCGGCGGGGAGGTGGGACGAGTGAGCATCAAGTACTACCACCTCGCCAAGGACGAGGAGCTTCCAGACGAGTTCTGTGCTGTTAGGGACGTGGGCGGCGAGCCAAGCGAGTATATGTTCTATGAACCAGAGTCGGAGAACGCCAAGCTGCGGGAGCTGGCAGTTCTCAACTGGGAGTGGGCGCATAGCTGCTGCGGCAACAACTGTGAGATGCAGACGGAGGAATGCGGCTACAGCATCGACCGTGAGTGCAACTACGAGCGCAAAGTCTGGGAGCTGATGCGCGAACTCGGAATCGAGGTATCCGATGGCTGAGTACGTCGTTGACCTCTACAGCGAGCATGACGGCGTGAGGTGCGAACCGATAGTCCGCTGCCGCGATTGCGCGAGCGTGTGCGAGGACGGCACGCTCGACTGCCACGGCCCGCTAGTGCAGACGTGGGACTACTGGAACGACGAGCCGCTGCGCAACTTCGTGCCGCCTTACGGCTTCTGCGCGTGGGGCAAGCCGAAGGAGGACACCGATGGCTAGGCACAGGCGCTTCACCGACAACGCAGGATACATGCGCCATTGCTGGGAGTGCAGGCACGCGAAGGGATGGAAGAAGCGGGCCGACATTCTCGGGCATCAGGCAACCTGCGAGCTGACGGGCAGGCGCGTCTACAAGCTGGACAGCCCGAACAACCAGTGCAGCCACCTGCCCATCGGATGTGACTACGAGGAGGACGAATGACGGAGCAAGACGGAGTAGTACGGAGTAACGCGACCGACGAGCTGCGCCGCCTGCTGGATGAGCGGGGCGTGGAGTGGGAAGCGTTCGATGATTTCGAGCAGACCACGGAATGGTCAACACACAATGGCGCGTTCGTCTATTGGGCAAGAGAGCGAGACGGCAAGCTACTCGTTGAGACCACCGCGCCAACCAAGTGCTCTGCATCCTGCACTCCTGAGCAGGCCATTGAGGCCACACTGGGGCGTGGTGAGTGTCACATGACCAAAATGCGGCTTCCGCATGATGACGAGGGCAGCTACTGGTTGCTGTGTGACCAATGCGGGTTCATGGTCTACATGCGCGATTGGTGGCAACCTGTTCGATTCTGCTCACATTGCGGTGCAAAGGTGGTGAGCGAATGAGCATCACCGACGAGCTGAGGGAGTGGCTCAGGTCGCTGTACACGCCCAACGGCGGCACGCTCAAGCGTGATGGCGAGCACATCGCCGACCGCATCGACGCGGAGCACGAGCGGGCATGCGCGGAGGCTTACGGCAACGGAGCCATGTCGGTGCCGGTTGCACTGGACGAGAGCGCATGGGTCGAGCTGCCAAAGGACGCGCACGGCGAGTACATCCGCGTCGGGGACGTGATGGAGCACAGGCGTCCCTGTGTCAAGTCGCCCGCCACCGTTGACCGCATTGAGCTGTGGGAGGTTGGCGGACACTACCTCTGGACGATAAGGCTCGACACTGGTGATGAGTCGCATGAATTCAGCGGGTGCGAGCTACGCCACCACCGTGCCCAGACCGTCGAGGACGTGCTGCGTGAGTTCGCAAGCGAGTGCTTGACTTACGCTACGTGCGTTGATGACCATGAGGTCGCTGATGCAATCGAACTGTACGCCGCAAAACTGCAGCTCAAGGAGGAATAGATGGAGTGGAGGCACAAGTGCAGCCTTGACTGGCTGAGAGAGAGGCAGCACTACCTGACGGCATCTGACATCAGGGCGCTGGTGCCCGTGACCAAGACCGGCAGGAAGCGCAAGGTCACCAAGATGGACATGCTGAAGGTGTACGCCAGCAAGAAGGTCCAGCTCACCGAGAGGGACTGCTGGTCCTACGGCGCCGCCGCGCGTGGCCACCTGCTCGAGCCGTATGCCGTCGACGCGCTGAACGACAGGCTCATCATGGACGGGGCCACACAGCAGAGCTACTTCCACTGGGACGACGAGCTGATCAGGCTGGATAACAGGAAGATCGCCTTCTCGCCAGATGCCATGGACATACGGCAGGGGACGATAGGAATCCCGCACCATATCGCCGAGGTGAAGTGCTACTCCCCGGAGAGGCACATCGAGGTGGCATACCAGAAGGCGGACGAGATCGAGGAGCGGTGGCAGATAGCCACGGCCATGGCCCTGCTTGACTCGATATGGTCCGCCTACTTGGTGCTGTTCAACCCGAGCCTCAACATCGATAGGCTCGTGCTCATCCCGTACAGCAGGGGCGACCTGCAGGACGAGATAGAGATGGTGCTCCAGGTCGAGCGTGACTGGAAGGACTTCCTCAGGTCCATGCCGCTCATGCCGCTGGACGGCAGGCTCGTATCGCTCGACGGCCTCGACGAGTCCGACATCGTCGACGAGCTGGAGAGGGCGCAGGCCCTCAACCCGGTATGATATGATGTGAGAATGGTCTTGGGCAACCCAAGGCATCAGGCTTCGGCTTGGTGCCTTGGGTCCTTTTTTTGCCGTCGATGGCGTGATATGCTTAGGTGGTACTTGGTAGTCACATACCTGATCGGAGGAACCAATGACAGCAATGAAGAAGGAGGAGCTCGAGAGGCTCGAGGCCGAGCATGGCCTGGAGCCTGACGGGCTCTCGTACCAACATCGCTGCTCGCGCATCGCGGCCGTCATGCGCGGCGAGGAGTGGCAACCGCCCACGAAGCCCAAGCCGCGCAAGGCACAGCCCAAGGCTGCCAGCACCTCGGGCATCGAGGGTCATCCGCTGTACGGCAAGAAGATCCTCATCACCCCGCTGATGCGCCCGGACGCCAAGCGCAACCTGGCGTATGACGAGGTGCTCGGCCCGGAGATCGAAGTGCGCGAGTTCGAGGCGGGCGAGCACATATACGGCGCGCCGGAGGACGTGACGCAGATGGTGGGCGACTACGAGATCGTGCGTCGCGACGCCACCAAGAACGTCGTCGCCAAGACCACGTTCCCAAAGATCGGAACGGAGATCTCGTTCACCATCGGACGCGACCTGGTGCCCGTGGTGCGCGGCAACTCTGGCGAGCGCGGCTACATCTGGGCGTTCCCGACCAGGCCGGTCCAGGTAGGTGACACCATCATCCAGCTGTACGGGCTGAAGACCCTGATCCAGCAGGTCTTCCCGCAGCTGCTCACCAAGTTCTCCGGCAAGCCGATCATGTCATACATCGACGGCGTGACGCTTGCCGCGAACATCCCGATGACCGAGGCCATCATCCGCGAGGAGCAACGCAAGGAGCGCATCGATGCCCAGGCAGGAATCAGCTGGTAGCGTCCGTGACTGGGTCGAGCGGGAGACCACGCACATCGACGTGGTCGCCTCATGGGAGAGCCTGTGCGGAACGTACGAGGCGCTCAGGTTCTCCGACCGTCTGTCGGACGCGGAGAGGTTGGACGAGTACAAATGGATAGTCCAGCAGATGAACTCGTTCCTGTCGAAGGTCAGGACGAAGCTGTTGTCCTGCAGGGACATCGACGCGATGCTGGAGATGCTGGGTTCGACGTTCACCCCGGCGGGGAAGGTGGAGCTGAGCAGCCGCAGGGCGCTGGTGTACCAGAAGCTGAGGCAGCAGTGGATAAGGACGAGCATGGCAGAGCTGGAGATGATGAGGCTCCAGGAGGAAGGCAAGGAAGAGGAGGAAGAGGATGGCTGGGCAGACTGACGAGAAGGACCAGGCTCAGGTGGAGCAGGCTCCTGTTGACCCTTGGGTCGCTGCATTTGCTGCGCTTGACGGCAAGGCTGAGGAAGGTGCTGAGACACCTGCCGATGGTGGAGACGGACAGCCGGGAGACGCTGGGGATACCACGGGAGCTGACGTGGGTGAGGGTGCCGCTGCGCCTGAAGCCGGAGACGGAGACGCATCTGAGGCAGCTCCTGGAGGACCTGGTGATCTTGCTGGAGATGCTGGCACAGAGGATGCGCCTGCTCTCGACGATGATCTCGGAATCACTCAGGAGCAGGTAGACTCGTACCGCGAGTCCATGATGACCGACATCAAGGAGCGCACCATCAACGACGTGGTCGCCGCCTACATCAAGCAGGGCGCGCGCCACCAGGGCAACCGTCTCGGCGCGAGCATCAACGACGCAGACGTGTGCAAGCGCGACCGCGACGGCGTGCCGCGATTCTACAACCCGGAGACCGGGCGCGAGTTCACCGGCGACAACCCACGCCGACAGGCGCAGGAGTGGGTCGATGACTACAACAGGGAGCTGGCCGACGCCTTCAACCGCACGTGCCAAGAGTACTCGCAAAGACTCCTGCAGGAGGAGGGCGGCAGGCTCGCCGTGATCGAGTTCGCGCCCAAGTACAAGGCGCTTGACCCGGTGCGCCGCTCGATGCTCGACTCGCTGCTGGAGGACTACGAGGTGACCGATGACGACGGGAACGTCGTGTCCTACAGCTGCGACCTGGACAAGGCGCTGGCGGCGGTGAACCGCCAGGTCGCCGTGATCCAGAGGCAGTACGGCCAGCAGGCCAAGCCGGCACCCGCCGCGCCGACAGGCCCTGTGCTCGACACGCCGAGCACCGCACCGCAGCAGTCGGGAGGCAGGCCTGAGTTCAAGTCCCTGGCGGAGGCGATGGAATGGGAGCAGGACCAGATCCTGCAGAAGAGGAGCAACCGATGAACGGCAAGAAGGCACGCGACATCCGCAACGAGAGCAACGACAAGCTGAAGCTCATGACCGAAGAGGAGGACCACCAGAAGGTGGCTGAGGACATGGCCAGGTCCATCGCCAAGATGTACGAGGACCGTGACAAGAAGGCCTTGGGCGCACGTGACCACCTGGTCTCTCAGCTCGAGGTGACCACCGACAAGTACCGCACGGCAAATGGCGTCATGTCAGCGCTTGACACCGTCCGCCTGGTGGCTGGCAGCTATGCCGGCAACGACCTCCTCAGTGACATCGCTATGGCCAAGGGCGTGGCGATCGTCATGGCGCACAAGGCGCAGGAGATGCGCGACAAGGCACAGGGCCTAGACCCGGAGAAGATGGATCAACTGTGCGACGACTTCTACGACAAGGAGTTCGCGGAGTCCGAGAGCACCACGGTGATCGAGATGGTGGTCGAGCTCATGCTTCTGCAGCTCTGCCAGAATGTCGGCTCTGCCGCACAGGACGTGGCCGACTTCTGCAAGACTGCGGACGAAGAGATCGAGAAGGCACGCAAGGACCTGCGTGATTACTGTGGCCAGCATGGTCTCAGCTTCGAGGAGCTGTGCGGCCCACATGACAACTGCCCCGACTGCCTGTGCATGAGTTGCGAGAAGGACTGCAAGGATGGCAAGCAGATCATGCCAGGCCAGTCTGCATACGACGTCTGCCAAGACTTCGAGGGGAAAGAAGGATAGCCTTGGCCACCAAGGTTCCCAGGTACTACCAGCCCAGGCCCTACCAGCGCGAGGCCTGGGCTCGTCGCATGTCTGGGGAGTATGACTACTACGCGAAGATCTGGCACCGCCAGGCTGGCAAGGACACGGATGACATCCAGTTCGCCCTGTACGAGGCATACCGGGAGGCCGGCCGCCAGTCCGCCTACGTGGGCTTGGATAACAAGTGGATCCGAAGGAACATCTGGGACAAGTACATCGACGGGCGAAAGCACTGGGCGGACTACCCTGACGACATCATCGACGTCCACGAGACGGCGCAGCAGGTGCAGATGCTCAACAACCCGGACGACCTGGCCCCGTCGATCATCCAGTTCATCGGCTTCAAGGAGAGCCAGTCGCTCATCGGCTCGTCATACAACAACTTCTTCGTGTCCGAGCTGAGCTTGTACAGGCGCGGCGCCTTCGACTACCTGCAGCCGATCTGGGACGCCAAGCGTGCCAACGGCGAGAGGTTCCTGGTCAACATGAACTTCACGCCACGTGGGCTGAACAACACGGCAGCCGACTGGCTCATGGCCTACACGGGAGAGACGGAGCCGGAGGCATGGCCCGGCGCGCATGGGCGCGTGTACGTGGACGTGCTGCGTGCAGACCAGTCGGTGGACTCGAATGGCAAGAGGCTGTTCAGCGACGAGCTGCTGGACGAGATCAGGGCGAGGTACGTCCGCGCCATGGGCAACGACCTGATGTTCCGCCAGGAGTACCTGTGCGACTTCCTGGCGGTGAACGCGGGCCTGGTGTTCCCCGGCATCGAGAGGGTGCGCGAGGAGCACCGGTACTGCCCGACGAACTTCGACACGGGCAGGCCCGCCTACATGGCATGGGACATCTCGTCGAAGGACAAGCAGACCGACTGGACCAGCTGCGTCGTGTTCCAGTGGTATAACGGCAGGATGTTCATCCTCGACTGGTTCGAGGACAACAGGAAGGCCGTGGTCGAGTGCGTGCAGGAGCTGGCCAAGAGGGAGTACTTCCACCTCATCAGGGCCGCCTGCCTGCCGTGGGACTCCGATCGCTCCGGCTCACGCACATCGCCGCTGGAGGAATGCAGGCGTGCGTTCCCGAACATCACGTGGCACAAGCTCGACAGGACCTACGTGCAGGATGGCATCAACCGTGGGCGTGCGCTGCTTGGCAACGCGATCATAGACAGCAGGCGCTGTGACTGGCTGATGGAGTGCTTCGAGAACTGGGAGTACCGGCAGCTGTCATCCATCGACGACTGGTCCGCGCAGCCGAAACATGACCGCTACTCACACCTGATGGACGCGTTCCGCTATGCCGCCGACTTCCTGGCGCAGGTGCCATACATCGGCGACGAGCCGGGCATGCGGGCGAAGATGCCGACGCACTATGAGGCGTGGGACCTCGACGAGGAGGAGGACGAGTGGACGGACCTGCCGCCAGGGATGAGGCCGAGCAAGTTCTCCAGGCTCAGGAAGAGGAAGCCCAGCGAGCTGTATAATATCTGACAGGGTCCGTGGCTTTTCTTTCCCTCCAGTCTTTCGGCCATGCGATCTCCTTCTCGAACAGGGGCGCCTGCTTCCCCAGGGCAGGTGCCCCATCTCTTTGCTATAATGTGTTTGTGTTTGTGTGGAGCATCCGCACCCAGCGGAGAGAGGGCACCTGTTCCAGCGGGTGCCCTAACTTATTCGCTATAATATGTATCGTGCTTTGTTGCATGAGCCAGTTGTGGCTACATGGGCTGATGGGGAGGTCTGCTGCAATCAGGCCTTCCCTTCTTTTTACTTGACCTTCCTGAGCTTGGGGTTCTTCCTCTTTGCCGCGGGGCTCGCCTTGCGGGAGGCGTTGGCCACGATCGCCGAGGCCGCCTCCTTGCTGTACTTGCCGCCCTTCATGACATTCTTGACCGCGCTCTTGAACGACACCTATATCACCGTCCTCTGCCATAGCGGGATCACGAGGCTTCCGTCCGTGGTCACCGAGTCCACCTGCTGCCAGTACGTCCCGGGATAGTCGTTGCCCGGGTCGTTGTTCGTGAGGACGTAGGAGCCGAGCGGCGGGTAGATGCCCTGCATCTGCGACTCGACCTCCTCCTCCACGATCGTCGGGATGTCCAGCGCGTTGAGCTGCGTGGTCACCTCGTCGGCGACCATGTCGGGCAGTGATCCCGTGAGCTCATCGAGCTGGTGCGAGAGGTCGGTCAGGTCGTCGTTGATCCTCCTGATGACCTTGTCGACATCGTCTGCCGCCTGCCTGTCCTGCCTGTCCGTGTACTGCCTGAGCGCCCAGGACACCTGCTTGAAGTTGGCGTCGCACTTGCGCGCCACCACAGCCAGGTCGTCCGTCTGCCTGATGTCGACCAAGTTCATGACGTGCCTCCCATGCACCTTCCGTCCACGCACGCCGGGCGGCCGAGCGACGCGCTGACCGCGTCGATCACCTGGATGGCGTGCGACTCCAGGAACCATGCCACGAGCTCCTCGGCGAGGACCTGCTCCCTCCACCCAACCACGCCGGACAGGTAGTCGGGGACACCGACCTCCACCATCATGGCATGTGCCGCCTCATGCAAGTATACCTGGTCGAACAGGGGAGGCATGACGGCCATGCTTATCCTGATGGTCCTCGAGCCTGGGTCGGTCGTGGCGATGGTCATCCTGCCCGTGCGGTCCATGAGAAGAGGGTCGCCAGGCGTGACCCTGACGACCCTCCACACATGGCTGCCTATGACCAGCGGCCTCATCGCATGACTTCGTTGCGGATCATGGTCCGCATCTCGGGGTCAGCGAGCAGCTCGCGCACGGTCTGCATCGGGTCGGTGTGGCCCATGGAGCCGCCGCCGTATCCTGAGCGTCCGCCCATGGAGCCCTGCTGGCCCTGGTAGCCCATGGAGCCGCCCTGGCCGCCATAGCCCATCTGTTCGCCGGAGTAGCCTGCAGACTGGCTCATGGCCTCGGCGACGGAGCAGTTGTATTCCGCGATTGCCAGGTCCTTGACGATGTCCGCGAGCTCGCCGATCTCCTTTGTGTCCATGCGGCCATTGCCGTACTTGGAGACCTCCTGCTGCATGAAGCGCAGGACGTCCGCCTTGATCTTCTTGATCTCGTCCATGTGTCCCCCTAAGCGATGCGCGAGATGGTAAGGCTGCCATCCGCGACACTGATTGTCTGCTCGTCAACGATGTCATCGCCGACGCCAGCGTTGACGTTCTCGACTGCAAGCGTATAGCAGCATCCGCTCGGCACCGTGATGTCGGTCTCGCATGCAACCGAGAAGTACTGCTCGACTGCCGCAGGTGTCACGATGCGGCGAGTGTTCTGCAGGGACTCACCATCAATGGCAAGTGCGGTCGCGATGGCTGCGACAGTGCCTCCCGTCGGGATGGCGATGTTGCCACTGAACGCGACATGGTAGCGTGCGAACTTGCTGCAACCATTGGTGATGCCTCGAAGAGTAACGATGCCAGAGCCATTGCGATGGAGCACGTAGCCGCGAGAACATGCAATGGAATCGACAAGGAGCAGGTTCTGGCCGAACGGAACATTCTGTACCGTTCCGGGAGACTGGATAAACTCTGCCATTGGATCGGATCACCTCCTAGCCCATGCACCCACAGCCGAAGCTCTGCTGGCAGCAGTTCGGATTCTGGACGACGTACGCGGGGCGCGGCACGGGAGCCAGGTACTGCTCGAGCGCGTTGGTCTGCGCGAAGTTGTCGGCAAGGATGGCGGCCGTCTGCGCAGACTGCGACGCAGCGAGGTTTTGCATCTGGACCTGCTGGCGAAGCATGGAGATCTGGTCGTTCTTCTCGTCGATCTTGTCCTGGCACATCTGGTCGAGGATGCGCTGGACGGATGCGGTCTGGTTGGCGATGATGTCGCGCACGCCCTCGTTCAGCGCCTGGCGGTCGGAGCAGTGCTCGGCAAGGAGCGCGGCCGTCTGGTTCGCCATGGCGAGCTGGTTGTCACAGCAGCACTGGGCCTGCTGTGCCTGGAGCCCGTTGAATCCCTGGAGCATGGCGAGCTGGGTCTGGGAGAAGCCCTGGTTGACGCCTGCGAAGCCGGAGCACAGGGACTGCTGTACGCCTGCGAAGCCGTTGGTGACGGACTGCTGGATGCCGGTGATGCCGGAGTTCAGCATCTGGTCGCGGAAGCCGTCGTTGATCTGCTCGGTCTGGTTGAGCCAGGGGTACAGTTCGTTGCCGCCGACGCCGCCTGCCCCAGCGCCGTTGCCGCCCCAGCCGCGGTTGCCCCACCCTCCGAACAGGAGGATGATGAACAGCAGCAGGACGCCCTCATCGCCGAAGGCGCTGTTGCCGTCGTTGTTGCGGGAGCCAAGGAGTGCGAGTGCATCGGAGACTGGAATCTCACCCATATCGGGTCCTTTCGTTCGTGTCCTACGTTTCCTATTCCAGGGTCGTGTGCACCCGACCGAGGCTAGGCCTGCATGAGCTGGAGCAGCAGCTGCTGCGGCGTCATGGTCCTCGACATCGTGAGGATGTCCTTGACCGCTATCTGCTTCCCGCTCGGCATGGTGCACACGGCACCACTCTGCGCGAGCTGGTCGATCACGGCCTGCGCCCCGCCATTCTGTGCGGCCAGGTTCTGCGCCTGCGCCATCACGTTGCCAAGCTGGCTAGGCTGTGGCTGCTGATTCCTGAACTGGCTCTGGAACCCCATGGTCGCCTCCCGTCATCTTGCTCAGCATTGCCTCAAGCTCCGCCCTGGTCACGTACTCGTCGCCGGGCTTCGGGAGCTGCGAGGTCTCCAGCTGGTATGCGAACGTCTCCAGGTTCCTGCTTCCGTCTGCCTCGATGCTGAGCGCATGGAAGTGCGTGCCGTCGATGTCGAACAGCGGCTCGCTAGTGAAGCCTGGCACGAGCATGTTGGCCGGGTACATCATGAGCAGCCGGTTCATCGCCTCGTCACGCCCGCTCACCCTGACTGGACCCTGCTGCTGCGGCAGCATGGCGGATTGCTGGGGAACCTGTGGCACCTGCGCCATCTGCTGGACGTATGGGTTGGCGAGGTACGGGTTCACGTATGGGTATGGCATCTCTCCTCCTTTGGTTGCCCAGCCAAGAATATAGCCCCCTCCCGTCTCGCGTGGGAAGGGGCTATGGGATGCCGTTTCGGCGAGCGGCGGGCAGGTTGCCAACGCCATGCCGCCGTCATATCATTGTGCGTTTACGCGGCCAGCGCGCCGTCGTTGAGCGCAGTCTGCAGCGCCTTGACGGAGTGCTGCGCAAAGTCGTGATCGAAACCGCCCGTGTAATAGCCGAGATCCTTGAGGAACCTCTGCATCGCGTCGGTGAAGTTGTAGCCCCAGCAGCGGTCCATGCTGCCGTGGTAGATGCCCTTGGCACGGAAGCGGCACTGCAGGGCGTAGACGAGGTCGGAGCCAGTACCCTCATAGGCGTGGTCGACGGCCCACATGTTGCGGCGGTAGCGGTCCTCGCTGTAGAGCTGGCCGCTGATGACGCCGTCCGGTGTCGTACCGACCTGCTCCTGCAGGAGCGTGACGGTGTTCGGGCCACCCACGCCGTCGACATCGAGCAGGCCCGCGTCTTTCGCCGGGCTGGTCGCGTCGTCATAGAAGGGGCGCACGCCGCACGTGACCTGCGCGATGTTGCGCTCGCAGCGAAGGACGCGCCCGCCGCCCGTGTTGCCCTCGTAGGTGTCGATGAGGAGCGTGCCGCCCTGCCGCGCGATGGTGATGCCGATGTGGTCGCCCTTGTGGTCGCCGTCCCAGTCGAAGCCGGTCGGGTCGCCTGGCATGAGGTTCTCGGGCTTGACCATGCGGTTGAAGCCGTCGCGCGGGTCGATGGCGACGGCCCTTGGGAAGCCCTCGCACTGCACGCCCGCCTCGTTGAGGACCCAGCTCACCCACATGGCGCAGTAGGGGACGCCGCTCGTGCCGAAGTACGGCGAGTTGGTTATCTGCGCGTACCACCGGCCGTACTTGGTGCCGGGGTTCGGGTCGTCCCATCGGCTGTAGCCGACCTCTCCCTCCGCGATGCGGAGTACGTCCTTCGCGCTAGGCATCCTCGCCTCCCTTGTGCAGGCTGTCCTTGCTGTGCAGGAGCATGCGGTACCATTCGGTGTCACTGATCTCCGGGTGCATCTCCGCGTAGATCTCGAGCAGGGACCAGAGTTCCATCAGCGCCAGCGAGACGGTGATCGTGAGGAGCACAGGCTGGAAGCCGAGCTCCAGACCGCCGAGTAGCATGGCATCTACGACGTCCGCGGCCACCACGATGCCGAGGTTGCCAAGCTTGCGGATGAGGCCCTGGCGGAACTCATGGGAGCTGAAGTCATGCTGGATGAACATGGCGTTCAGCACGCCGAAGATGACATCCAGGAGGCCCAGGCACATGAGCGCGATCACGGCCACCTGGGCCTTGTCATCCATGATCGGCATGATGAAGTAGCTGAATGGTTCCATTGGCATCACTGCTCCCTAGAGGTTCTTGAGGACGAGGGTGGCGACCACCGGCACGTGGTCTGAGTACAGGAGGTCGTACCATTCGGACAGCGGCCTCATGCACGTCATCGCGACGTTGCCGTTGACCAGGATGTTGTCTGCCGGCATGTTGGGCGAGTACCTTCCGGTCGTCTCGTACCAGCCGAGGTACCCGCCGTTCGCCTTCGTCCAGCCGCTGAACGTTTGGTCGAACGTGTCCATGTCATCCTCGACGACCGAACTTGCGAACGTGTTGAAGTCGCCGAGGCAGACGACGTAGTCGCTGTCATCGGCATTGATGATGGACGCGAACTCCTCCCAGTCGTGGTGCCTAAGGGCGGTCCTGTCAGGGTCGGAGCCTGGGTATGGGTGCACGCAGTATATGCTCACGACCCTGTCGCTGATGACGGTCTTCGCGTGGGAGTACTTCCTGCCGGTGCCGAGCGTGTGCACGCTCTTGTCCGTGAGCGGGGTCCTGCTGGCGATGGTGACGTCCTGTATCCACGTGTACGGATAGTTCGGGTAGAAGAGGTACTCGTTGACGTTCTTTGTGTTGCCGCCGTTCGTGTCGATGCTCCCAGGGCATTCCTGCAGGCCAAGGATGTCGCAGTCCTCGTACATGAGCATCTGCTTCACTCGTGCCAGCTGCTCGTCGCTTATGTCGGTCGTGGTGTCGTTGTCCCACTGCGCCACGTTGTAGGACATCACCTTGACCTTCGGGCCGACGACGGCGATGGAGCCCTGCGTCACCGGCTCAGCATACGAGATCATGCTTACGAGGTGGACGTGCTCGTCCTCGCCTACGACGACCCAGTTCCCCCAGACGTACGAGCCAGGATTCCCTGTCCTGCGGCGCATGTAGGTCTTGCCGTCGAAGTAGGCGAACACGACCTGGTACGTCTGCTGGTTGTTCTCGTCGCTTCTGCCAAAGACGACCAGCGTGCCGCCTGACTGCACCTTGAAAGACGGGCCGTTCTCGAACTGCTGGCCGGTCGCGATAGTCCATACGCCGCCAGTGGTCTTGTCGTTGAAGTCCTCGCCGTTGGCAAGCGTGCCATGGAAGCTTATGTCATGCCTCGGGCCGACCTTGATCCATGGCGTCTGGTGAACATCATTCAGATTCAGGCGGCGATGATGCATGCACACGGCCTCATGCGTTGCATAGTTGAAGTTGATCAACACTTGGTAGAGGAGGGCCTCCCTCCTCATGTTGATAAACACGCCGTATATGGTCTCCGAGTCGTCCGGGGAGTTCACGTATGTGCCGGCATTGATGTTCCAGATGCCGACGTCATGGAAGTACAGGAGGTCAGTTCCCGCAGATATGCATCCGATATGGTCGAGCATCTGGTTAGGTATGCGTGACCTCATCTGGATCGGCTCTATGTAGAAGCCAGGCATGCCGAAGTCCGTCTTGATGAGCATCGGCTGCAGGTATCTGTCGACATCGGTGACTGGTGAGAACGCGATCCTTATCCGCACCGTCGTCCTCTCTGACAGCGTGAAGTAACCGATGCTGCCCGTTCCTCCAGTGATGCCATCAACATAGCCGGCATCCTGCCCATTGACGATCTTCCTCGCCTGCATGACGACGCCACTCGACGTGATGGCCGTCCCGTAGCCATACCGCCCCGCCTCGAGGTCGATGTCCATGAACGCGTTGTACACGCCAGCGACGGTCGAGGAGCCGTAGACATGCAACTGCTGCTTGCTGTCAAGCTCGAACCTGAGCCCTTGCGAAGTAGCTCCCGGTAGCGTAGAGAAGTTGAACTTCAGGAGGTTGGTCTCGAAGAACTCCGACGAGTCCGCCATCAGCTGGTCCAGCAGGACGGAGGAGAGCTTGTTGATGTCCACCGACCCATCGGTGACGGTCGTCACGGCCTCTGGATGCGAATCGAGCCAAGAGCTGACGGCGCTTGCGATGTCACCCGTGCCATCGAGCTCCAAGGTGTCATTGACGACGCGGAGGCCGCCACCGACCTTGGCGACGCCGCGAGCGGCAGTGCTCATGGTCGGCATGGCATCGATCGCGTCAGACACCAGCTTGTCAGCAGTGACCGACTGGTCGGCGAGCTTGTCGGTCGTGACGCCCCTGTTGGCAAGCTTCTGGGTCGTAACGCCATAGTCTGCGATCTTCGGCTCGGTCACGGCGCCATCGGCGATGTCACTCGTCGTCACCGCACCATCAGCGATGGTATCCGACTGCACGGACCCATCGATCAGGTTGTCATGCCCGACACTGTCCACAGCCATCTTGTTGTGCGTCACGGCTCCGTTCGCGAGCTTGATGGTGGAGATGGAGTAGTCCTGGACCGTCGTCGTCGCCTCTGGGTGCTCATCAAGCCATTCCCTGGTGGCACCGCTTATGGCCTTGGTAACCTTGGGGCCAATGCCGAGGGACGACACAAGCGGCGTCTGCCTGGGCATGAACTCCTCATCAGGGATGTCATTGTAAAACGGCATCGTGTGACTCCTATCCTATCGGTCCCGCAACGATGTGCAGGATGCCCTTCGTGACGACATCCCTGAGCTCGATGTCATCCTCGTCATACTCGTTCTCGATCGTCCCGGTGGCATAGACGCAGAACCTCACGTCGACATCCTGGTCGACCGCCGATTCGCACATGCAGCTGATCGTCAGGCTGACCACGTTGTAGTCGATCGTCCCAGTGAAGGTAAGACCATCAGGGGGATCGATCATAGCCACCTCGATGGACGTGTATCCCTCGCCAGGAAGGTCGATCTCGTTGAGCACGAACTCACATCCGGGAGGCAGCTGGCATGAACGGTCAGGATGCCCCGGAGATGGCCACCCGACATGGTCATGGAACTTCCTGTCATGATGCTCCCCATAAAAGCTCGGTATGGAGAATCGCGAGATCGAACCGTTGTCGACGGAGATGACGCTCTGCCTGGCAATGTCACCTATCTGCTTCGTGCACCAGTCAGGCCGTCTGTCTGGCAGGCGGTAACCCATGTCTTCCTCCTATGTGAACATCGCCCTACGGACGTCATTGTAGCATCTGAACGTGGAATGCACGCTGCCAGCTGATCGGTGAGAGATGGAGTCGTCGAAGCCCCAGACCTGCCCGATCTTGTTGGATAGCGTGTACACCCTGGCTATGAGGTGCGTCATGCGGAACCTGGCCTGCCCGGTCATCGTGATGACGTAGGACATCAGGCGCTGGTCTATGCGCATGTGCACCACGTAGTCGAACATCTCCTCCGGCTCGCTCACGTGCTTGACGATGTCCAGCTCCCTGCCGAACATGTCGACCGCGCGGACCCTGATGGTCACGTCGCCCACGAGGTAGTCGAAGTGGAACTCAAGCTGGCTGAGGTACTGCCAGCCCTGCTGCGGCATCTGCGTCGAGAGCTGCGCCGACTCGATGAGGAAGCCATGGTCAGGCAGCACGGACTCGTCGTCGCCCGCCGTGGTGGGCAGCATGTAGATGTGCTCGTGCGTGACGATGCCGATGCCCTCGCGCTGCCCCTGCCAGTCGACGTGGAACAGGCTGAGGATCGGCTCCTCGACCTCGAGCGTGTAGGACCACCAGGCCTTGTTGTCGATGTCATAGCAGAAGATGACGTTGTCCAGCCTGCCCTCCTGATCGGAGGATGCGCCCATGGCCATGTAGATCACGCCGTCGCACTCCAGGAGCATGGCGTTGGAGAGCCTGGTCTCCCGGTCGGCGGCATCGGTGAACACCGGCTTGATGGCGTCGCTGACGTAGCTGGTGCGGATCTGCGAGTTGTACTCCATGGTCATCGTGGTGAGCGCGAGGCCGTAACGGCTGACCGAGTACAGGCCGTCCTGGCAGACCACGACGCCGTCGTAGCTCTTGCAGCCGACCGCGCCAGCCACCTGCTCCGCCTGCCAGGAGCGCATGCTCTGCTCGTTGGAGATGGAGATGGTGTTCTCGACGAGATTGAAGCGCTGCTCCCTGGTGGAGTTCGGCGAGTCGCACAGCATGGTGACGATGGAGTTGCCGCTCTGCGTCTTGTACTTGCAGACGTGGCGCACCTCCTGGCCAGTGCCGGGCTCCACGTCGACGAACCCGCCGCCCGTGCCCGGGGACACGCTCAGCAGGTTGCCCGGGTTGCCCCCGATGTAGAGGCGCTGCGGGTTGTCGGTGTCGCCCCAGAAGTACAGGCGTCCGTCGATGTTGCACGAGCGCGACGCCGGGACGCCCTTGGTGTAGTTCTCGGTCGGCACCGCGAGGTTCGCGATGGGCCACATGCTCGTCGCGTCGAGGTAGCCGTACCAGTTGAACAGCCACGAAGTCGCGGTGGGCGCCACGTCGACCCTGCCGAGGAAGATCATCTCGGTGGCGTTGTCCGCCGAGTAGTACAGCTCCACGGCCGTGACGTCGTACCCCTGCGGTATGGTGCCGCTTAGCGCGGCGTAGCAGCCGACGTGCCACTCGCTCGCCGGTACGTTGCTGTAGAAGTACTGGTTCGGCGACGGGAGCGTGGGGCCGAATCGGTTCACGTACGTGCAGCACAGCATGGTGCGGAACGGGTGGTCGTCATCCATCGCCGGCGCGATGCTCAGGTCGCCCTTCCCGGCCACCGTGACGCCGCTGGGGTTCGGCACCTGCCTGGCGTTCTCCAGGCCGTCGGCGACGAACGCGCTCACGTCGCCCGTCCACATCTCGTTCTCTGCGGTGAGCGCGATGAGCCTGTTGTCGTAGTGGTCGAAGGACGTCCACGTGTGCAGCGACCCCGTGTTGTTTATCAGCTCGAGGTCGGTGGACATCTCGACCGGGCTGCCGGAGGAGGCCCTCTCGTCCAGGTCGCCCACGCCGACGTTGCCATCCGACTTCGCCGCGTACAGCATGGGCCCGATCAGGCAGACCGGGCCGGTGAAGTTAAGCGCGTCTGGCGCGTCGAACAGCGTGACGATGTCGTCCCTCGTCTCGAGGGTCTTGTTGTGGGCGACGGACACGTTGTTCTGCAGGAACGTGTAGTTCATCTGCAGGTCGGTCTGGTCGCCCGGGTCGTCGCGCTCCACGTCCACCGTGACGCCGCCGTCGAGCCTGTTAGCGAGCTCAAAGTTCATGCCGCCGAAGTCGCGGAACACCTGGAGCCGGGGCTCGGAGTTCGGCGTCCTGCCGCCCCCCTGCGCCCTCCTCTTGGACGATGACCTGCTGCTGGGCATGCTTGCCTCCTAGAGCACTGGCACGTAGCCGAGGGCCACAGTGTCGTACGTGTCCGGGATGGTGTGAGCGGAGTCGTTCTCGCGCATAGCGGAGAGGATCTTGCTGCCCTCGTCGGTGAGCGACTGCACCCTCTCAGACACTGCAGGGTCTGCCTCCGCCCTTCTGGCAGCGGTGCGCACGATCACGTAGTATGGGTCGGGCAGCCAGGTGAGCACCCTCTCGTCGTAGGCCTTCGGGCAGTGGTCCGGGCAGCTGTCGTCGCAGATGTGGAACGGCTCGATGTAGCGGATGACGTCAGTCTCCAGCGGGTAGCCGTGCTCGCCGAATAGCCAGCGGCGGTTGAACGTGAGCACGTCGCCGACAACGAAGGCACGCTGGCCCATCGTGTCGACGTTCATGCGGCCCCACTCGTCGAACATCTCGACGTGCCTGCGGTTGCCCGTGCGCGCCTCCTCGAACGGGATCTGGAGCGTGCCATGCGGCGTGTGCAGGCGGACGGCGTCACCGTAGCCCGTGCACACCTTGTAGACGCCGTCGGGGATCTGGATCTCCTGGATGCCCTGGTGGACGCGTCGCGGGTTGAGGGCATGCCCCATCTCCCAGCGCTCGCGCAGGAAGTTCCAGTCCTGCTCCTTCTGCAGCTCCTGGAGGACCAGGTTGGCCTCCATGACGACCTCCTTGAACTTGTCGCTCTTGGAGTGGAAGCTGCCCTCCACGGAGGCCGTCACGTCGAGGCGCACCTTGTACACGCAGTAGAGCACCTGCTGCACGAAGTCCGCTATGGTGATGCCCCTGGACATCCTACTTGCCTCTCTTCTTCTTGGTGGGCTTCTTCTTGGCGTTCTGGAACGCCTTCATGAAGCCGCCGCCCTTGCCGCCCTTGTTGCCCTTCTTCGGAGGGAACTCCTCATCCCCGCCGCCCTGGGCCATCATGGCCTCGAACGGGTTCTTCCTTGCCATCTGTCACACCTCCTCGGTGTCGTCATCCATGCCTGCGTCGGGCTCCATCATGCCCTCCTGCTTGCCGCAGGAGCGGAGCCACTCGTCGCACATGTCGCGGATCTTCGTGACCAGGCCGACCGCGTCGTAGGTCGGGCACGGCTCCTCGCACCTGCCATGCATGCCCGGGTCGGAGGGATCGATGCCCATGATGATGGTCATCACCTCGTCGCCGAACGGCATTCCAATTCCCATCTCTTACCTCCCGTTGAACCTGTTCATCATCTGGCTGAAGTAGTCGCCGCCGACTGCCTGCCCCTCGCCACCACGCACGAGGTTCCTCGCGCCGCCGACGTGCATCGACGTGGCGTTGTTGCGACTACCGGTCACCCGGTTCCCCGCCCCCCTGTTGTCAGGCAGGACGTAGCCGGAGATCTCGGAGTTGTTCTGCTGAGCACGGCCGACGTTCTCGTTCCACACTCTCTCTGGGTCAAGCGAGCTGTCGCGTCCAACATACGTGTTCATGCCTGGGAACAGGTTCGGGTTGATGTTGTTCATGTTCGCACGCCAGTCCTGCTCCACGTCCTTGATGGCCTTCTGGGCGCTCTGCATGGCGTCCCTGCGGGCCACGTTGTTCTGGTTCAGGCTGTCGTTGTAGGCGTTCTCAACGGCGTCCTGGTTGACCTGGTGCTGCGCCCAGTAGGTGTTGTTGTCCTTGTCGTTCCTGGAGCGCAGCATGTTCATCAGGTTCCACGTGGAGCTGCCGTTCATCGCTGTGTCCATGGAGCCGAGCAGCCCGAGCGCGGAGGACTGGAGGTCGCGCTGCGCCTCGAAGCGGTCGGCGCTGTTCTTGCGCGAGTTCTGCTGCAGCTGCGTGTCCGCGAGCGCGCGATTCTGCGCGTCGGCGAAGTCGTAGTTCGCGAGCTGGCGGGCAAGCTGGTACCTGATGTCGCGGACGTTCTGCTTTGATATCTCGGTCTGGTGATTCGCTGCCTGCCGCTCTCGCTCAGTAACCTCACCAGCGTCATAGTCTGCCATCTCTCACCTCCCATGAAAGAGGGGGCAGGCGGCCATAGGCTGCCCGCCCCCATGTGGCGTCGTGTGTCCCCGGAGCGACTAGGGCTTGGTGGTCGCCTCCGTGGTGTAGACCGGGTCGTCGTTGGAACTGACGACCTGGACCTTGATGGCAGGCGTGCCGGTGGTCTCCTCGGAGTCGACGATCAGCAGGATGCCGTGCGAGTACTGCGGGATGACCCAGGCGTCGTGCTTGACGTCGAAGACCAGCTCGGTGAACTTGCCGCGCGTCTTGCCGCGGTCGGTCTCCATAGCGCCGTACTCCTCGCCGAGCTGGGCTGCTGGGCGGTAGACGGCCATGCCGATGACCTGTCGGCGCACGATGGGCGCGACGGGGCCGGTGGGCTGGCCGATGCCCTGGCCGGGGTAGCCCTGCCACGGGAAGGCATCGATGGTAGCGGTCGGGTCCTGGGCGGTGCCGTTGGGCACGGTCCAGTCGACGGCGCCGGTGTACTTGTGCGTGGTGTCGTCGTAGGTCTCCTGCGCGGACTCGGGGTTGCCGTAGTACGGGGAGCCGGCGGGCATGGACATCGGGTAGTTCGTCACGATGTTCTTGAAGGTCTTGGTGGTCGTGTCGAAGTAGGTGCCGATGTAGTTGGTCGCGCGGGTGCGCGTCGCGGCGGCGAGCTCGTTCTGGAGCTTGAGCGTGCCTGCGGGCGCGGAGATGGAGTTCATCACCATGTCGAACGCGGCCGTGCCAGTGGCGCTGTGGACGACGTTGTTGTTGGCGTCCAGGTACACCTTCGGGTAGTACTGCGACGGGATCGAGAAGTCGAAGTCCCAGCCGTAGAAGCGCTCGAAGCGGCCCTCGACCAGGGCGTCATAGGCCTTGTCGGTTGCGGGCACGGAGCCGGGCATGCCGATCAGGTTGGACAGGAGCTCGTCCTTGTACGCCTTGTCGAGCAGGATGACGCGGTTGTCCTCGGGGATGAACAGGTTCGTCCACGCGACGTCGATGGCGTTGAGCAGCGGGCGGACGTTCAGCGCGTCCCACTCGATGGCCTTGATGGGGGCGAACTCCGGCTGGAAGCTCAGTCCCTCGTAGGGGCCGGGGGAGGCGATCCACTCGCCGTCGCAGTCGAACATCGCGCCCTCGTTGGCGTGCGTCTGAACGAAGCGGCCGGAGATGTGGCCGTTTGCGATGGCGAAGAAGTTGTACTTGTCGATGTGCGGGCCGAGGATCTCCTTGTCCCAGATCGCCTTGGCCTTGTTGATGGTCTCGGCAGTGGACATGTAGGCCTCGCCGCCGGTGTAGGCGTAGGACTGGGTCGCGTCGCCGAACTCGCCGATGGCGCCATGGTACTGCTTCTCGTCGAAGACGCGCCAGGCGATCGACTTGTGCTGGCCGGAGGTGAACACGCGGCGGGTGAAGCGGACCGTCTGGAACGGGCCGTAGGCGCTCGCGCCCCAGCCGTCGCGACCGGTGACCTCAGCGGAGCCGGGGCCGGTGAGGCCGTTCAGGCGGCGGTCGTCATAGTCGAAGATTCGGTCGGAGACGAGGATGTCGTCGTAGGCGTAGGCCTCGTCGTTGTTGGCGATGTTGACGCCCTTGCCGGTGAAGATGCCGATGGAGTAGCGGGCGGGAAGGAGCCGGTTGTCCTCGATAGCCGCCTTGTTCCAGATCATCGGCGAGATAGGCTGTGCCATGGATGCTCTCCTTATCTTAGTAGCCTATTCTTGCTGTCGCCGGATCGGCGACATCATACCATAACTAGATGGACATCAGGTCCTCGAACGATGTCACTTGGTCCAGCATGTCCCCGCCACCCTCGGGCGGCATGGGCGATCCGGCAAGATCGTTGCTGCCCATGCCACCCTCGGGCGGGAGGGGAACTGCCGCAGCCATATCAGGGCTTCCCTGCGGCATGGGGACTGGCGACCCGGCGACGGGCCCCTGCGCCAGCTGTTCCTGGGACTCGGGCGGCAATGCCTGCTGTGTGGCGTCAAGCTGCGCCTGCATGCCGTCCATCTGCGCCTGCTGCGAGTCGATCTGCGCCTGCATGCCCGCCATCATGTTCTTGGCGATCTGCGTGGAGAGCGACTGCGCAAGGCTGTTGGATATGTCGGTGTCCGAGAGCTCGAGCATGCGCATGGCCACCGGGAGGAGCACGTCGTTCTCGATGACCCTGCGGTTCTCGTCGGACCACCCGTTGAGGTTCTGGATGAAGGGCTGGGCCATGGCGGTCAGGCGGTCAAGCTCCTGCTCCTCCTTCTTCTGGATGAGCGAGCCGGCGCGGACCTTGAACTCCAGCATGTCGGCGGACAGGGAGTCGAAGTCGATCACGACCTTGTCGCCCTCGACGCAGTCGTCAGCGCCGATGTCGTACAGGCGGCGCCTGGTCTCCTCGTCGACGGTGAGCCTGTGCTCGCCGTGCATGGAGTTGACGTACATGCGGAGCGCCTGCACGGCCCACTCCTGCATGAACATCTCGACGCGCTTCTGGTACTGGTTGATGTTGATCGTCTTCTCCATGTTCTGCTGCTCGACGCCGGGCGCGGTCTTGGAGTAGCCGACGCCGGCGTCCTTGGCGATCTCGCCGTCCGCGACGTTGAGGTTGCGCACCATGGCGGCGGCCACCGCCTCGCGCGTCGAGGTCCAGTTGGAGAGGACCGCGTTGTCGATCTTCACCGGCTCCACCTTCACCTGGTTCGGGTTGTTGCCCAGGTTCCAGATCTTGCGTGGCTCGAAGCGGTAGCTGGAGGGGTTGGTCTCCCAGCCGGCCACCATGATCGGGGGCTCCATGGCGAGCAGGAGGTTCTTGTACGCCGACGTCTGGAAGAGGTCGTTGAACTGCTGGTCGGCGAGCAGGAACTCCACCTGGCTCACGCCGATCGGGAAGTCGGCGTCCGGCTCCAGCACGAGGAAGTTCCAGGGGATGCCCCTGCGCGGGTCGTAGTTGGGCACCCTGCGGAACTCGGCGTTCAGGGCCGGCACGAAGGTCACGAACTCCTTGGCTCCCCTGCGGTACTCGGTGACGAGCATGACGCTCTGCATCGAGGTGGAGCCCTTCATCTTGTCGGACATGGCCTCGCTGCGGAAGTCCTTGGCGGTGAACATGTCCTCGTCGATGAGGCAGCGCACGACGTCCTCGTTGTACGTGTGGTCGATGACGTTGCCCTCGTCGTCCAGCAGGGCGAGCACGTCGTCCTTGCTCATGTAGTGCCTGTGGTACACCACGGTCGGCCTGCAGATGTCGGTGCAGTCCGGGTTCACGAACACGTCCGACCACTGCTCCAGGCTGAACTTGATGCGCGCGTCGTCGTCGTAGTCCCTCTCGAAGCCGGTGCGCACTGGCGCGAAGGCGTAGATGAAGGACATCTTGAACGCCTTGGTGAGGTTGGACATCATGTCGATGCCGTCGATCTCGGACGTCATGACCTTGTTCTCGAAGATGTACTGCAGGAAGACGTGCTCCCTGCTGGCGTGGTCGTACTGCGTGGTCAGCTCGCCGTCAGGGACGCGCTGGATGGTGTTGGCGAGCACCTTGCGCAGGATGTACTGCGTGCTGCCCTCTGAGAAGTAGCGGGACTTGCGCCCCCTGCCCCAGTCGTGGATGGACTTGTTCTTCGCCAGGAGGCCGTAGAGCTCGTGGTGGTGCGTCCTCTGCGTCATCTGGGACTTGGCGGCGTCGTACCGCGCGTGCATCTTGGCTATGTCCTTGGAGGCCAGCTTGGCCTTGTCGATGTTCCAGCGCTTCTTGTCATCCATGTTGACCCCTACTGTTGCCTCTTGTACGACATGCGGCTGCCGCTAGTATAG